GAGAGCGTGAAAGATGTGCTCCCATATGATTCCAGATGAGTTTGTTTGAATTGAACCCTTTGGACACAAGGCTTCAGCTGCTGAGGTTTTACCACTACCAGCTTTGCCAGCTAAACCTAAAATTATTGGATGACTCTTTGAATATTTTTTTTCCATTGGCTAATTATAGCATAGGTTTTTTTGATTTAGCTTTTCTTTCTTCTAACTTATCGAGAAATTCATTACACAGTGCGTCTGGCTCCCAAACAAAACTTCTTTCAACTTGAACAACTTTAAAATTAAATTCATCTCTTATGTCTTCTATGGTCATTAGAAGTGGAGTTAAAGAGTCATGTCTACACTTCCACTTGCCGCTAATATGATTAGCTACTACTGCTGAATCAGTATAAATAATCGGGTCATAGAATTCACCCATAGAACATATAAGTAAACCAGATATTACAGCCTCATATTCAGCTTCATTATTACTTCTTGGGCCTAAGCCTCTAGCAAATTGAGCTATTTTTTTTCTGTTCTTATAAACAGATACTGCACACGCTGCTTCTCCAATTTTCTTTTGACCTTGTCCTCTTGATGCGCCGTCACAAAATACTTCTATAATCACAATAAATCAGCTTACTTACCATCTACGTTTACGTCTATTTCAATACCCAAACTCTTTATCCTGTTTTTAAAATTCTTTAATTGAGTTTGACCATTGATCATAAATGTAGAATTAAGTGTGTATCTTTCTTTTTTGTATTCAATCTGAGTTGGATAATCTAAAGTGTCTCTAACTTTTGAATAGAATTCGGTAGCCGAATTTACTGATTTATAATGAGCTATATACAAAATGGTTCTCCAAATCTTTAGTAGGTGTTAAAATCTTTTTCACTAAAGTAACCTTTTTCTTCCCTAGCAGAAGCTACCTGCATTGATTGTATTTTGTCTATTAGCTTTCTTGCAGACTCTGATGCTATTCTAGCTGCAAGCTCCATAGATTCAGCCAGGTTAACTATGGCTTCTGCGGTTATAAGTGCAGTGTATTCACTCTCTGCAGCCTCTAGTGCATTTGCTTCGCGCTCAGCCTCATTCTTTCCAACTCTGTTGGCTTTGTACACCTTCTTGTAGCTTCCTTCTATTAGCTTATATTGAGCTCTTGCCATACCGGCTAGTCTTGCAACCCTTCCGTAAACATTTGAAGTTCTTGCAACCAACGAAGCCATTTCATGGATTCCTAAATCTAATGTATCAACATCAGGTATTGAAACAAAGTATAATGAATTGCTACTATCTGAAGTGTACGCTGAAACTATCTCTTCTATTTGAGGGCCTATAAATTCTCTTAATAATTCATTCATTCTTTGTAAAGATTGAAGGTTCATTGTCTACCTATCTAAAGTTAATTTCATCTCGCATCTTAGATTCTACCACAAGATTAGTTACCTTTGCCCTTATTTTACCTAAATGTTCTCTTACTGTATTTGGATGTTCTGAAATTTTTTTACTTATTTCACTAGATCTTAAGTCATCTATGTATCGCCATTTAAGTAGTTGTCTTTCCTGAACTGAAAGAAATATAAAAGGTTCTGCGCATGTTTCGCCCAACACCCAAAACTCATTAATATCTTCTGTAGAAAGAAATTCTTCCATCTCTCTTTCCTCTGGTGGAGCTTTAAATCCAACTTGTTTTTCTCCATCTTCTCCGTCATCACTTGAATCATCACTTAAAAGAGGAAAGCTTTTTCTACCCAATTGATCTATTAGGAATGTATCAACATTCTTTTTAAGAAGATAGAAAAAGTAACTATATAAAAATCCGGCTAAATGGTATTGGTCCTTTATCGGAATCTTTTCTTTGATACCTAGTGATACATTGAAAGAACGTCATGTCTACCGTTTGTCTAACATCTATTTCTTCACCATATCTTTTTGCCATATATACTATACCGTCGTAACACTTCATTTACATGCTTGTATCCGGCTTGATTAAGTTTATTTTTCATCAGTGCAAATCTAACATATGAATCTTTTACAAACAAAGATGTAAATCTTCTGATGTCGTAGTCGTTCAAGTTATACTTACCGTGATACAACAATGTTGTATATTTTGTTAAGAAGTTATTGAATACTTTTAATAGCTCTTTCTTAGCTCTTTCATCTCCGCTCTTAGCCTTAGCAATGAGAGCTTGCATTTCTTCTTCTTCTAAATTGTAATACTGTTCCTTGTATGCTGCCATAATTACTTGCCTTCCCAAATTGATATTTTGTCAGAATAATAATTTCTGATATCTTCGTAATAAATCACCTGCGGTATTTCTAGCTCAGCGGCAAAAGCTTTACCTTCGGTTGAATACTTGCTTATTATAAAAGTTAGTTTATTAAACTCTGACTCATAATACCTTTTAAATCTCTTTAACTTAGTCATACTTTTGGCGTCAAGGTATCCCTTGATCTCAACCCAGCTTGAATCAACTTGTGTAAAAAAATCTGGAGTATAACCTTTTGTTCCGTCTCTTAATTGGAAAGGCAAAAACTGTTGGTTCGAAATCAAACTTAATTTTGTATGCTGTTAAAATTCTAGCAAAGTTTGCTTCCCAGTTAGACCTTAGGGTTAATCCTAGATCTTCTCTAAATCCAGTCTTAGTATGTTGATACGCATTCCCTCTTTTTATTTTTACCAGATCAACTGCACTAGAGTCATAGGCGGTGTTCTTTATTTCACTAAAATCTGGATGTTTTTTTAATGGAGAAATTTCCAAAAAATATTCCTCCGGCTTGACAATGTTGAGCTCTTTCATGATATCCTTTAGGCCTAAACTAATCTACTCCATTATAAATTATAAAAAGTAAAAAAACAAAAAACCCGTAAGGGTTGTCAAACAGAAGAAAACGGAGTATAATAAAAACATGAACACATTAAACACAATCATTGATAGCATGCTAATTGAGGTTAACGAAGAGATTATTTCGGACCTCAGTAGACTCGGATATTCACGCACAGAAGCCACCAAGGTGGTTAGTGAATTCAGCGATTTCGATCTGATCGAAGACGCAGCTTTGAACCCAGTCTCAGCATTCTAATTATCAATACCTTAAAGTAATTAGCCAGGGCTTTCGCCCTGGCTTTTTGCTTTATCCCAATAAAGAGTATCAGCTATGCTTTTGCTAGTTTTCTAGCTCTAAATACACCGGTTCCACAAGCACCAGACTTGGCAAAGTCACAGAACGTGCATGAGCGTTCGTTCTTTGTTGGCAAGAATGACGAATCGTTTATAATTGAATCTAGTGTAGATATTAAATTAATTTTAATATTTTCTATATCATCCTTAGTGAATAGGTGGCCTTTACGCCTTCCGGGACCTAAGGTAATACAGCTCAGCATATATATTTTTATCTGGATATAAATAGTCAACCGCCATTGCGTATATGCCCAATTGTAGATTGGTTGGTATATCCTTTGGTGATACTTCCCATTTGCCAGTTTTATAATCTATAATCTTTACGCCATCTTCACCCCAGGAATCTATTCTATCTATGTATCCAGATATCAAATAGCTTCCTAAAACAAATCTAAAACCATATTCTTTATGGAGAACATCAAATTTAGTATTGGCGTACTGGTCGAAGAATTCGTCTAGTATTTCTTTCCCTGCATCGATTAGCTCTGGTTTAATTTTACTATCTGGATCCTGAGTTGTTAACTCCTTAGAGTAGGCGTCTTGTAGTTTAGAGAAATCGAGTGTCTCAGTTGCGCTTACATTATCCTCTAATACTGAATGGACTATATTTCCCAGTACAGCTGCCTCACCAAAAAGGCGTGGTTCTTTTTGAATATATGTATAAAAATATTTTGAAGGACACATTTTATATGTGTCTATTCTTGAGTAGGAAAAATCAGTTAAAGATAATTTTTCAAAATCACTTACATCTTCTAAGTTTCTAATAGCTAATTTCATTAGTCTTCAATTCCATCCCCGTAAGGATTTTTGTTTTCGAATATTAAATTTCCATTTGAATCGTATTCATTACCAAGTTCATCGATAATATTACCAGTGTAAATATTTTTATACTTACCTTCACCGAATGGCGCCCAACCGCTTGTCCCCATTTCCATTTGGTCATCTTCGTTATACGGCCAAGACATCATCTCCTCCTTCTGTTAAAGAGATAACAGTATTGTTAACAGAATCTATATTGAAATAGTAACTTAGTAATCCGTATAAATCTGACAACTCCTGAACCGTTGCATTAAAGCCAGCAACTCCTGACTGTACAAAATAGCTAGGCTCATCTGTGTTATATTCTATTAATGTTATGTTATTAAGTAACATCCTGCCAACTTCATGCTTAATCATATTAATCTTCCTCGTATATCATTATAGGATTCCAATTTGGATCATCCATTTTTTCTCTCATGTCAGCAACGTAAGAATCCCAATCTCTTTCGTCTTCTGATTTTTTCTCATACTTTACTTCACCTTTAAATGGATTAGTCTTAAATCGAGTCATGATTACTTTACCCTCTTTTGTTTTCCATCTCAAGACTCCGTTCTTGCAATCGCAAAAATCTTCTGGGTGTGGATCAGTTTTACCCAGTGGATCATATCTACCACTACACGAATTGCACTTAGTGTATCTACCCTTATCCTGGCATCTGTTGCATGATGCGCAGAATGTCCAACATGGTTTAGTAGATGGATTCTGATAGGTTCCTGGTAATGTCATTTCTTAGCTCCGTATGTTTATATATTTTTGTAATTTTTCTTCTATTTTTAATGAAGTAGATTTTTTAAACTTAAAAGTTACTTTCTTATTATTCTCTGTATATATTAAATATACATAGGATGGTCCATTAACATTTTCAATTATATCACATATACCCTGCACTACTTCTAGGCTTGGAGCATCTTGCACTTCTAACATAATTGATTTACTGCCAATTGCTCTAGACGTATCTATCTTTTCACTGGAATTATAAAACATCTTTACGATTGCTGACTCTTCTTCGTTCTCTCTGTTTATTGTTCCAGAGACAATAACTACATCACCTTCACTAAAGAAATCATCACTTATAGTTTTAGACTCCCTAGGGAAAATGATCACTTCTATTTCTCCTGAGAGATCTTCAACTAATAATCGGAACATTTTCTGTCCCTTTTTAGTTATCATCCTCTTTACTGCCGTTAAAATTCCGCCTACTTTAACATTTGCTCCGTTACTTATTTCTAATATATCTATTATTTCACCAGTTACATTAGGCGATATTGTTGTCCACATGCCCTCTATAGGATGCTTTGATACATATATTCCTAATTCAGCTTTTTCTTTTTCTAGTAATTCCAATTCTCTTCTTCTTGTTAAATCACCATCATGGGAAACAGTAAACAGCTCATCAAGGGCACCAGCGTAAGCTAGGTGTTCTAACGTAGACTTTTTCAAGGTGGCTGGATCACATCTTCTAAAGAAATCATAAACACTAGAATAAGGATTCTTTTCATCTCTCCCTAAAATAATTGCTTCAGCTATAGACTCACCAATTCCATTTATTGCTGATAAACCAAAGATTACCTGAGACTCACTAAGAACGTTAAAGTCTTTGCCGGATTTGTTTAAAGATGGTGGAAGAACTTCTATCTCCAGTTTTCTGCAGTCTGAAAGATATGCAGCAAGTTTTTCCTTATTGCCAACCACAGAAGACATCAAAGCTGCCATATACTCAGCGGTAAAGTGTGCCTTTAAATAAGCGGTGATATATGAAACCATCGCGTAACTTGCTGCGTGAGCTCTATTGAAACCGTAACCACCGAAATATTCAATGTCTGAATAAATTTTATTGGCTTTATCTTCATCTAAATTAGAATGATCTATACAGCCTTTTACAAATTTAGTTCTAATCATAGCTATCTTGTCCATGAGTTTCTTACCGATAACTTTTCTTAAGTCGTCAGCTTCAGCAGATGTAAAGCCAGCAAGTTCTCTAGCTACACCAAGAACATCTTCTTGATATAACATAATACCAAGCGAAGGTCCAAGAACCTTTTCTAATTTTGGATGATCATAAGAGACATGACTTCTTCCATGTTTTCTATCTATATATTCCCTATCCATGCCAGAACCCATTGGACCTGGGCGGTACAAAGATATAAGAGCCATTATGTCTTGAATATTTTGTGGTTGCATTTGAACCATTAATTCACGCATACCAGCAGACTCAAGCTGGAATACTCCCATGGCTTTACCTTGACATAGTAGCTCGTAAGTTTTTTTATCGTCTATTGGTATGTCATTTACATCTAGCGTGATTTGTCTATGTTGTTTAATTAATTTTATACATGTATCTATTACGCCTAAGTTTCTTAAGCCAAGGAAGTCAATTTTTAATAGTCCACACTGTTCAACTCTTCCCATGTCCCACTGAGTTACAACAGGCTTATCTGCACCCTTCTGCATAGTGGGTAGATATTCAACTAGTGATTCTTTAGATATAACAACTCCAGCTGCGTGAATGCCAGTCTGCCTTACCAGGTTCTCTAAACCAAAAGCTGTATCAATTATCTCTTTTGATTGAGTATCATTTTTATACAATGTGTTAAACTCTTGAACGTCCATACATTCTTTTAGAGATTTTGAAACACCAAGTACTGGAGGCGGTATTAATTTTGCTACCTTATCCCCAGCGGTAAAGTCATAACCTAAAGCTCTGGCTGCGTCTCTGACAGACTGTCTAGCACCAGTCCTGTTGAAAGTGCAGATATGCGCTACTTTATCACTACCATACTTGCTTCTAGCATAGTCAATAACTTTATCTCTATGTCTATCATCAAAGTCTAGGTCAATATCGGGCATCGACTTTCTTCCTTCAACTAAGAATCTTTCAAACATCAAACCAAACTTAATTGGATCTAAATTTGTAATATCAAATGCGTAAGATAGAATACTGCCAGCAGCGGATCCTCTTCCCCATCCAACTCTAATATCATTTTCTTTAGCCCAACGAACTAAGTCAGACACAACTAAGAAGTATTCCGGAAAG